AAATTCTTTAATCCAGCAGGATGTACTATCCGATTTACTGGACTTACAAATTTATCCCAAACAATTGGACTTTTTACAGAATAAGATAGATTTTGATAATAATCATTATCTGGTATTACCTGATAATCTTCACTTAATTTTCCTGTGTTGTCTAACCACCCATACTCTTGTCTATTAGAAAAATCAATATTGAATCTTGCTTTATTATCAATAATTGAAATAATTTCCGCAGATACACCACTTATAGTACCTGTTACTCTATCACCTTTCTTAATTTTGTATAGTCCATCTATTTTTATATAATCATCTCTTATTTCTATTACAGATAAGTCTGTTTTAGTATTTGCTACTGTTAATTTTTCATTTAACTCAAAAACTCCTCTTTTTTGGATAGGTATAATCTCTGGATAATTTTTCTTGTTAATTAAAGTTGCATAACCTGACTGGAATGTTTTTCCGATACCAGGATTTGTTGTAAAACCAGCTAAACTGAACACTACTTGTGAGGGTGTACCAGCAATATAATTTTCTACATTGAAGAATTGATAATTATGATCTTCTGAATTAAAACCATCTCCAGTAATAGTTGTATTAGTGGTGATACCTCCTTGTGTGGCACCTATACCTGCCTCTCCAATGCGTAGTAAACCCTCAACAAATACTTCATCACCTATTGCAAAAGGTTCATTTACAAACCCATTAGTCGGTGTTTCAATAAAGCATGTTATAACACCAGCGTGTGGATATGATGATTGTATTATAGAATTGATTCCAACACCGTTTGAGTTATTTAAAGCAACAACTCTGTGATTAATTGAATCAAGTCCATTAATTGGTGCAATAACTTCAACATTAGATATTGTTTGATTTGGAACTGAAGCTTGTAATGAAGAATCATCGACAACAGTATTTGTCACATCATTAAATACTAATAAATTTGGAGCACTAGAGTAGTTACTACCACCACTAATAATTTCTACTTCACTTACGGTATCTAAATTGTCAATTCCAACTACAGGTGCAATAAATGCCTCTGGACTTAAGGTTTTATCTGATGAATATTCATAACCAATATCAACTATTCTAACTTTTTTGATCTTACCTACGGTATTAGATTCTACTTTGATATTTGCACCACTTCCGTTTGTGCTTATAACTTTATTAAATACTGGTAATTTTTTATAACTGTAACCTGAAGATAAAATATTAAACTCCTTAATCTTTCCTTCAATATTTTTTGATTTAGTGGAATACTCAAGTGTTTCACAATCAGTATCAGCATAATTTAAAAACTCTGGAATATTAGGTGATATGTTAAATGTATCAGATGTAACTCCAGAAACTTTATATTCACCATTGTAAATACTATCAATGAATAATATCTCTGAATAATTTTGTACATCAGTATCAGCTGTACTAATAAATCCACCTTTCGATAATCCGTAATATAATCTATCAGGTGTTGAAATAGAATATGTTATGCTTAACGCTGCACCAACATTACCTACAGTTCCCACTCCAGTAACATTAAAATTATCTGTATCTTGTGAACTTAAATATTCGTTTGTAAGTTCTTTATCATAAAATAATTTAAAGTCAAAATCTGCTAAAGTTGTACTTGATAATCCAAAAGTGAGTTGCTGATTTTTTACAACTGTAATTCTTGGATTTATTGGAGCGATTGATTGATTTGCACCACCTGTATTTGCTGTAATTGCAACAGTTTGTACTGGAGTTTGTGAAACATCTTTAAGAGTCTCACCTAATTCTATGCGTCTATTACTAACTTTATAAACATAATACAACCCTGTTGATAAACCTGTTGCTGCACCATCATATAATACTTTATCACCTGTGACAAAACCATGATCTTCTAAATCTAAACGATTTGTTTCAACATCTGCTGCTGCAAATGTTATTGGGTCAATAATTAATTTATCAAATTCTGAATTATATCTAACAGAGATAGGAGTTGTAGTTCCGATACCAACTGCTAAATTAGGAACTACGTTCATTTTCACAATATCATCGTTTTGTAAATTATGAGTTGTAGTGTTTGCTGCTCCTATATTCGTGGTTACGGTGCTAACAACTTTATCAACATCACCAAGAACTTGTGTATGTAATGATGTCAAATTATATAATCCTGATCCTATTCCCGAAACTCCGTTTCCTAAGAAATACAATCCATCACTTGTATTTGCTACACCTGCCCTTGTTGTGACTAATCCGATATAATTTTCATCCTTTTTAATAACAAATACATTAGTTGATGTTTGTCCCGTAAATGGTAATTCAAATGAACCTGTTGGACTATTATTTGGTGAAACATCAAATTCAGCATTAGTTACATCGGGTCTTGTTAATGTAACTTCCTGACCAGTTTTAAATGGATGATTGGGTAAATAAATTGCCCTTTCTGGTATCGCTACCTGTGAAACTGTCTCTCCAATATGATAATTAGTTGAATATCCAACATTATCAGTTCCTATACCTATAGATTGAACTCCATTAAAGTAAACTATATCATTAACTTTTGAATCAAATTTATCTACTTTAACTGGAATAGTAAATCTGTTGTTTAATATATCTACATTAGAACCAAAAGTATGTGCAGATCCTACGTTTCTGAATACCCTTATAACTTTATTGGTGTTAAAAACATTCAACACTTTTAATATCTCTGTTGTATTACCTACACCGATTCTTATTGATCCACCTATTGATACTGTATTTGGAATTTTGTTGACAAATATATCTTCAACAACACCATTAGCATCGCCAGTTGTCATTGCTTTTCCTAATAAAACTGTGTCTGTGCTTATACCAATCTTAAATGAATTAATTAATGAAGGTATTGAAGTGCTTAATCCTGATATAAAGACTGAATCTTGATTATTGAGTTCAATAAATGGTAAAATATTTACCTGAACTTGGCCATAATAATTCCATGTAAATATAGCATTATTAAAACGTGTTAAAGTAGTTTCAATACTTGATATACCAACACCTACAATTTCAGAAACTTCGGCACTAAATCCCGAACCTTCAGTATTATCATTATTAAATGATGTTACATCACCAACTTTATATCCTTGACCACCATCTAAAATTTTTATATTGTCAATACCGCCCTTGTTTACTGTCTCAATAGTAGAAATTTGTCTAATAAATTCATTAGATTCCTCAATAAAGTCATTATCTGCAAATTCTTCACCGACACTATAAGGTTTAGTATTTCTTATTAAATTAGATTGATTAAAATCAAAATCATGATCCAATATAAGATTATCATTTATTAAAGGTGATCTGAAGGTTTTTCCTATGAAGTATGGATATTGTCCCTCTAGTTTATTTGTAAAAGTACTTAAACCTACTGTTGTAAAATAAGCGTAGATACCATTAGGAAATTCAGGTGTTTTACTAAATCTACCATTATGAATATCTAAATCACCACTACCATCAAAGGTATAATCGTCAATAAAAAATCCATCATCAAATCCAGTTGGACGATTTATAACTTTTGCAATATCCTTTTTATATGAAGAGGTTAATATTTTAAGATCAGAATTTATATTATCTGGATCTGTATAACCAAAAGGTCCATAAATTGGATTTCCATCATATGCCCAACCAATTATAGGAGAGTGTTTTACTATTTTATCAAACTCACCATTCGTTTTTTTATCAAAACTTTCCTCTAGTTCATCTGCTGTAGATTGTGAATATCCTGATACTGCAAAAGTTAAAGAGTCCTCTCTTGAAGTAATAGTTTGATCACCAAATCTATTTGTATTATTGACAGTTAAACTTCTGACCCTAGCACCAAACAACCCTCTCTTACCAGTTACTTTTGTACGCAATTCGGTAGTTAAACTACTATAACCTATACCACTATTAATTACTATTGCACTTGTTATAGATCCATTTGTGATAACAGGTCTTATTATCGCTCCTGAACCAGATCCAGTAGAATTTACCTCTATATCTGGTGTAGAATTATATTGAGACCCTTGATTAGTAACTATTACATCTTCAATTTTACCATTGCTTATGACTGCTCTTAATTCAGCATCTTTACCACTTTGTATGGATATATCTGGTTTTACTTGATGATTTAGAATTCTGGAACCATAATGTGTGCCTTTCTCATACAAATAGGCACCAGTGAATGAACCTCTTACTATTGGAGTAAAGTTTATTGTCCCAGTAATAGTTGAACCATATGACACTTCAACATTTACTTTTATTTCAGGATAGGTAAATGTTTGATATCCTGTTCCTGTTGAAAGAAGATCAACAGATTTTCCTCTATCAAAATTAGTTCTGTTTGTGGCACCAACTCCAGCGTTTGCTAGTTTAAATGAGTCATCATCTAATTTAATAACATAATAAGATGATGTGGTTGATAAACCTTGAATTGCAGTTGTTTCAGCAGTGTATTCAATAATATCACCATGTGAGAATCCATGATTTTTATAATTGATAATATCATAAGATGTTGATATACCTGCAGGATCTACTCTTAATTTACGATGTTGATATCCAGAACCACCATTTAATACTCTGACACTAAGAAGAGTATTTTTTGATTCTGTTCTAAACTTATGAATACCACTAGCTGCTGTATCAGTTGCTATTCCTATTGTATTAATACCAGCAATACCTGATAAAGAGTCAGATTTATTATTAAATATTCTAACAGTTGTAGGATTAACCACTCTGACAAAATATGGATCTCCATCAGACAAAGTGCCTGTAATAGTATTCAAATTATCAGTCCCAATACCGAGAGATGGGTTTCCCTCGTTTCTATAGAATACTTTTTGACCATTCTCAAGATTATGTTCGGTCTTGAATGTAATAGTCTCATCGTCTATATCAATACCACCATTAAAAAATATGTTTCTACTATCAAATGATATGTCCCTAAATCTAGACCCTAAAACTGGTTCCAATACACACCCATCACCATTACCACCAGTTAATGAGATATTTGTGACTGATTGGATATCAAAATCTTGTGGATCTACAAGTACTTTTTCAACAGTTCCTGAAAGTATTGGTTCTACTAATGCTGTAACACCAGAACTTGCTTCTACATTTATGATGGGGGGATTTACAACATCATAGTTTTCTCCCTCGTTTAATAACTCTACATCATCTAGAGGACCAAAGAATATATTATCATCAGACACTGGAGAGTGTATTTGCACACCATCAATTAAGATACCAATGTCATTTACAGTTTTATCTTGATTAGATGATACGAATAAATTCTGTGATAAAGGTATTCTTCTTAAAATCTTATCGGCATCAAGATTTCTATTAGCATGCCTTTGTAAAATAAATTCATGAGTACCAGTGCTTAATGAACCAAGACCAACCTGTACTGTGCTTGCAGAACCAATCTGACTTCTTGAATTGTATAATGCGATTTTTGTTATTTGTGATCCTACAGGTTCTGGTTGTGGGTCAACATAATATACTCTTCCAGATGTTAATCCTACGATTTCCTCAACATCAGGTTTATATACGATTGCATCACCTTGTATTAGTTTTATATTTTCGTTTGTTGGTGGAGCAAACTGAAGGAAACTAAACAAACTGGTCAATGGATTTTGTCCATCAAAGTTTGCTGCAACTGATGCTCCTACAAAACTTTCTTTTGTAGTCTCTAACTCTATGTTGTAACTTGGTAGAGAGTTAGATGCAACATATCCATCAACACTTGAATCAGTATAAACATTAAGTACATCAGATATTAAAGTTTCATTTCCCCCATTTATAGGAATTACTGTACTATTTGCTCTCTCTATAACCCTACGAATATCATATGTTTCGATTGATTGATAAGGAGTTGATAAGTTTAGGGATGCAGCAGTAATTTGATTTAGATTGTTAGTAATACTACCAACCACAAACTCACCAACAATCACTTGTTCATTTCTTTTTAATATCTCAAATAAATCACCTTTCTTCAATGATGACTTATCAATCGGTGTTTTTAGCACGAATGTTGCAGTTCCTGTCCAGTCAACTTGAAATCTTGAACTTGTATTGTATTTCCAAGAATTAGCAAAAATTTCTTTATAACTTGACTTATCATTGTCTATCTTTTCACCAACATTTTTTACAAATATATTCTCACCTTCATTAACTAAATTAATGTCTGATATAGGAACTAGTTCAGACAATACACCAGTTATTCTTAAATCAACCCTTTTTGATATGTCACCATTTTCATATCCAAAGATAGTTTCGTTTGCTCTTATGTCATCTGCAGTATTAATACCGACATTTATTCCCGTACATCCAAAAAATTGATTTATTGATTTTGATGTATAATCAATTGTATTGTTTCCACTTATAATAGTTCCAGTAGTTCCAAATCCTACGGTTGAGTCAACAGAAATAACATTTGCATTTATTTGTGATTCACTAAGTGCTTTTGTTTTGCCAGGTATTGTGAATATACCTTGTATTAAATCTCTATCATTGTAACCTACGAATAATGATAATTTGTAATATGTTTTACTATCTCTTGAAAACACCTCTACTTCAGAAACTGATGCACTAGTGTTTAAGTCATCAGATTTAAATATTGTTTGACCCACTAAATTTTGTGGTTCTCCAGATGATACGACATCTGCAACTATTACCTCTCTACGAATGAACTCTGAACTTGAGGGTTTAATTAAATTATTTTCTAAATCTAATATCTTTGCTTCAACTCCATATAAAACCTTGAAAAGAACTCTTATCGATTCTTCAATACCTTTAGACTGATAAAAAGAACGAGCAAACTTAACAAAGTTACCTACATTCAAGTTTTCAGAAAAATCATTATCTTCAAGACCAGGTAAGAATGTTTTTTTCATCTTCCTGTAAAATTCTTGTAAGAATAATACTGAAAGATTAGTTACAGAAGCACCAGACTCATGTGATGATGCAGATGTGTCTTCAAATTTAAGTGTTTCTTTATTAACATCAAGAAGAGATGATGATACACCTACATTATAACCTGTAATACCACTAAACCCACGTAAACAACCAGTAAATGAGTTTGTTGTAATGCCAGTATATGATATTATCTCATCATCAATTTTTAGTAAACCATACTCACTGGGAAATCCTTTAGTGCTAGGAACTGTAATAGTTGTCTCTGTAGAATCTATCGCAGATGTAGTGCTTGTAAGTCCTACTACAACTTCAGGCACCAAATTGTCAACTTTAATATACTGATCTAAATTATTAATTAAATCACTTGGTCCTCCCTGAAATTCTTGAGAGATATAATATTGTTTAAAGAATTCAGTTGCTTTTGGAAAATCAGCGAGTATAAACTCAGGTAATTGATTTTCAATAATAGTATTGACCTTTATTCTTTTGTCAAATTGTGACATAAATTATTTCCTCTCTAAAACTCCATTTGAGTAACTTGAAGTAAAGTAATCTCTTGTGAATACAACACCTGAAACATCTTCTCCTGATGCAATTACGTCTCTCACCATATTTATCGTGCTATTAGAAGTGTCAAAACTGACAAACAAATCTTTTAATCCAACTACATCATTGGATTCAGGATACGCTTGAACTTCAACAATATTATTATCTGCTGTGGTTGATTTAAAGTTAATAGTATTCAATATTATTTCACCTTTTTTGTAATCAACACCTCCAGCGTCTTTTATTAATACAATCTGCTGATTTTTATTATTTCTTGTAACAACACTTATTTTACCTTTCATACTACCATCTAAATTACCTGCTGCATCTTTATTTGGTACATCTGTCAAATATGATATTTTATCTGATCCAGTTAAAGTAAATCCAGTGCTTTTAATATTATATCCTGCGGGATTTATATTGAATTGATTACCAAAACATAGTTCATACTGTGCAAACTGATTCAACAATGCCTTTAAGTCTCTTCTAATAGCAACTTTGGTGATATTAGATGTAATACCATCGTCTACACGGTCAATTAGTTGACCGACCTTACTATATTTAAATCTACCACCAAATTTGTTCATCTCAACATTTTCAGAATACAACTTCAATGCTGAAAAAATAAGTGATCTTAAATTTTCTACTGATGCAACCTGTGCTGGATTGTAATATACTGTTGAATCAAGTTCTACATATAGTATTTTTAAGTCAACTATTTCTGAATTAATACCAGCGATAGCGTAACTCTTTAATTTATTTTTAATTTGTGTTTTGTCAAAATCAGATACAAATGTTCCATTTTTTGGTTTGATACTAATCTGTACTTTACCAAATTGTGGTGGATCTAATTCTTCACCTCCAACCACAGCAACGGATTCAGTTTGAGGGAAAATTTGATGAATAATTGCTTCATAGTCTCTAGGTGTAACTGCTCTATACTGTGCTGAATAAAGTCTTGGGGCAAAATACTTAATAGAAGACACATCTTCAACTTCAGCACCATTAGAAGCGTTACTGGTGGTAGTTATGCTAACATTATCAGTTGGAACAAAGAACGTTCCATCATCTTTTACGAATGTTCCTTGGAAACTAAAATTAGAAGGACCATTTCCTTCTTTTCCGTCCGTTACAATATAAGTTGCTGTAATTGTTTGACCGTTTTCTAATTTTTTACCAAATAATCCGTCACCAAATAAAATTTCATATTTTTCATCTTGAACTTCTTGTGTAAGATATATTTCAGAGGTTTTGTCTAATGTAAGTATATTATCTACTTTAGTATAAAAACGTCCTATACTTGTTTCATCAACAAGTGAGACAAATACTCTTAAAGTTGAACTATCAATATTGGGAGAATCAATAATATATCTTTCATCTACACTTGTATCTACAAGATATGATCTGGATAAGTAAGTTCCTTCATAAATTGTTATCTCATCATCAAATTGAGCAAAAGAATTGCTACCTACATTCTTTACTCTTGAAGAAGTTATTGCATCAGGTATTGAAAATCTATAAGTTGTATTATCACTATTTCCTACACAAATAAGACCTGGTCTTAATTTGATAAAAGATGGAGTGTTATCATTTGTTGGACCTAGATTTACATCATCTAGTTTAATTTTTGCAGTAG